AAACCTAAATTTAAAGCCATTTCTTCAGAATTTTCAAATAGACCAAATGCAGTACCACCAGCATATCCACCTGAGATTTGCGCTAGCATATCATCAAAGTCAAGAGCTGTTTGTCTTTGTAAGAAAAGCATGTTTTCTTCAATTGCACCTTGTGTATCTAAGTTCTTAAGAATAGCATCAAATGAATCGATACCTGCTGAAGCAGTAAAACCAGTGTTTACATTACCTCTATCTTCAATAGCAGCAAATAAACCTTGTGTACCTTTAGTAAGCGCTTTAATAGCAGCACCACCGTTAGCACTTAATTCACCTTCAACCATAGACATTTCTAGGTAGTCTTCAAATCTAAGTCTTGTTTCAGACTCAGCTTTTAAGTACCATAAATATCCAGATGTTCCGTCTTCAGTAGCAACTTCAACCCAGCCAATTTGAGCTGTATCAGAACCAGACACAACATATTTGCTTCTGATAATGATTGGTGAATTGTTATACTGTTGGAACGCAGGGTCAACACTAATGTATTGATCGCCAGTTACAGCACCTGCTGTGTCTGAAGCATTGCTTACAGACTGACCTTTTTGTACGTCAGAACCGTAAACAAAGATCTTACCAGTTGCAGCAAATCCTTGTAAATCAGCCGCTGTGTAAGGAAGAACGTTTAATACACCTGTAGCAGTATTACTAGCAGATACATAAGCTTTAATTTCTTTACCAGCTGCATCCATAATAACGATAGTACTCTTAGGAGATACTACGTTTTTTACTGTAGCAGTTACAGTAATTGTAACAGTGTTTACACCTGCACCATTTCCGATAGCAATACCATCATATGCAATGTGTAACCTGTTTTGCTCAGACCAAATAACCTGATCGGAAGTCATAGGCATTTCTGCACCTACCATTCTCAAGAATCCTGATAACGTTCTGTTTCCATAACGCTCAACTTCTTGTTCGTAGATTTCAGGAAGATACTGTTGCGCAAAATCCGCAAAATTATCTCCAGCCTTATCATTCCACTGTAAATAGTTACTGTTAAGTAACTCTTGTTTTTGTGATGGGACAATTTTCCCAAATTGTGGAGCTAAACTCATTTCTAATTGTTTTAATTGTTAAATTTTCTTGTTTTTATTCTAAGTTTTGAAGCATCAGAGCCACTTATTGCTTTAACTTTAATACCACCAACAAAAACATCTCCTGAGCTTTCTTTTCTAGGTTCAGTACTTAAATTTTTAGTTTTAGCAACTAAATCTTTAGTAGCATCTGCCTTTCCTTGCTCGTAAAAATGTTTTGCAATAGTATCAGAATTTCTAGCCGCATACATGGCTTTGTGGTATCCCTGTGGATCAACTAACATACCATCTTTGTCTAAGAACGTCTTTACAAAATTTGTAATGTCTATTTGATTTTCCACTATTTCGTTAGGATTTCTTACTCCGTACCTAAATTTTTTCTCACCTACTTTAAAATCAAAACCTTTGAATTCATCAGTAAAAGTATCTTTAGTTACTTTTTGAAAAACCTCTCTCTGTTGAGATAGTGTTTTCTGATCTTCGTTGTAACGGTTGAAAAAATCTATAGCTGCTTGCTGATCTTTGTTTACGTTTGATTTCAACTTGATTTCATCGTAATACTTAATTTTAAGATCATTTAAATAGCTTTTAGCTTTTCCAACTTCTTCTTTATGCGCGAGCTGTTTCTTTTTAATATCTCGCTCTTCGTCAACATCTTCATTTATTTTAAAGTTATCTTCTAATAAAAAATTAACTTCTTCATAAGTTAAATGTGGACGAGTATTTTTATAATATTCTCTTAACAACGCTTCGTTATCTATGTTGTCATAATCAGCGTTTAATCGAACGTAATCCTCAACAGTTCCTCCAGTTTCTTCCATAAATGAAACTAGCTTATCTACATTTTCAGGTAATTGTCTTAATGGTTGTTCTACTTTTTTAGTTTGTTCAACCTCTTTTTTTACCTCTTTTTCCTTATCTTCTTCTGTTACTGGTATTTCTTCAATAACATTCTCAACGGTGTCTTCGTGTGTTTGTCCCACTTCTTGCAGTCCCACCTCGGATCCTTCTTCGCGTAACACGCTGCTCTCTGTTTTTTCGTCTTGAATGGCATCTTTATTTTCTTTTTTTGTTAAATCAATTTTAACAGGTTCATCAGCTTTTTTAACTGCTGCTAAATCAATTTTTACTGTTTCTTCAGGAACACTAAGTTTTTTAGGTATTCTTTTCTTTTTAACTTTAAAGTCACCTTCCTGTTTAACAGGTTCATTTGTTTTTGTTTTTTCTGACATAATATAATATAATTAAATAATTAATAAATAGTTTATCTAGGTTCAAATTGCTCTAGATCAAAACCTCCTAAAGAATCAAAACCAGCAGATTCAAAATCTGTAGGTAAAGCATTGTTTTGTCTCTGTTGTATTAATTGAGACTCTTGTGTGCCTTGCATTTTAATTCTTTTATCTTTTCTACCTTCTATCTCTCTTTCTTTTGTTGTTTCAGCTTCAGCTTTAATTCTTGCTAACTGCATGTTATAACCAAACTCTTCAGCCATTAATTCTTTTTTAATACTTGCTTCTGTTTGCATTCTTTGTATTTCAAATTGAGATTTAGCTTGTTCAATCTGAACTTCTGTTTCAGCTAATGCTTGTTGTTTTTGCATTTCAGCTAAAGTTGCTTGTTCAGCCGCTTGAGCATTTGCTTGAGATTGAGCTTGTATATTAGCTTGTTGAGCAGCTTGATCTTTTTCTAATTTTTGTTTACGCTTTTGTTTTAATAATTGATTAGCAAGTTTTAAGTTTTTAACTTGTCTCACATCAATAGCGTCATCTAAATCAATTCCTCCTGATGCTAACGCAACTTGTATGTTTTGTTCTAATTGAGCTTTAGCTTCTTCGTCTGGTTCTAATTCTAAGAATATTCCAAAATCTTGTAGATTTTTTTCTTGTAATTCTTCTAATGTACCTGTATTATAAGCTGATATTGAATCTATTAAAGCTGCTCTAGTTAAAGGATATTGAAGAACATCTGCTATTCTTAAAGAAACATTTTCACATATTCTTAATGTTAAGTATAAACTTGCTTTCATTAAGTGTCTTAAAGCCGTGTTTGAATTAGCAGCTGCTATTTTTTGTAAACCTACTAAAGCTTTTACATCAGGAGTACTAGCATCTGTAGCTTCATTTAATCCGGTCACATCTCTTATCATTTGTAAATAGTATTGATAAGTTTGAATTAAACTACCAATTTTTTGACCACCTGAAGATGTTTGAAGTTCTTGAATAGGTACTTTAGCTCTATTAATATCTCCTTCTTGAGTCATAGATCTACCAACTATACTACCAGTTTGGAAATACATGTTTAATGCTTCTGCTGGGTTATAATTTGTACCATTACCTAAATCAACCTCTGCTAAACCATCAACATCAACAAAAACACCATCTGGTACCATTCGAGATAAAACTTGTTGAAGCTTTAAATGGGTTAACTGTATCATATCAGCAAAACCAGTAATACGACTTACTGTAGACTCAATCATACCTTTGTATAATTTAGGAGCACATATACAATAATTCATATTTACTCTACTAATGTTTGAATTAGGTCTAGTCATGTTTTCTGACAATTTCCAGTCTAACATCATTTCATGACCTAATATTTTAGCCCCTGTGTATAATACCTCTATTGACCTTCCAACTCTTTCAAAATTTTGATTAGGTTCTGGATTAAAAGTATCTGGCTTTTCTAGTGCTTTTTGTAAACCTTGTTCTGTTTGTTTTATTTTAAAAACTTGATTAGTATAAGTTTTATATTCAAAATACAACACCTGAACTTGATTGTAAGAATCTTGCTGTGCATAAAAATTTCTAGTATAATTTGCATTACCAGGAAATTTTTGTATTTTTTCTAATTCTTGATCTGATAACCATGGAAATTGTTTTTTAACCTCAACTAAACTAAGTGATTTAACTTCTCCAACATAATATATATCTTCAAAATTTGGATCATCAGTATAAGAATAAACTAAATTAGCTGGATCTACATAGTCAATATCTATTCCATTTGATAAATTAAAACTTGTTTTAGTAGCACCTATACCTATAACTGTTAAGTCTTCAATTAATCTTCTTTTTACTAATTCGTATTTATTAGCTTGTAAAACATTGTCTATAGCTTCTTCTTCTGCTATTTCTATAGACTGTTTATAGCTTAACTGCATATGCAAATCTAAATCTTCTTGAGTTTCTGGAATATTATTAGGGTCAGCAGAGTTAAAGAAATCCATACCTGTAGCTTCTTTTGTAGCTTGTATCATTTCTTTAGCATACATATCTCTCATGATAGCGTCTGCATATTTTGTTCTTTGCTTTAATGATTCTGGATCTTGAGCAAAAGCTTTTATATCAAAAATTCTTTGAGACATTCCGTTTACTATTATATCTACAAATTTAGGTATAATAGGTACTGGTTTCCAGTCTAAGTTTAAATAAGATAAATCTCCATTAACTGCTAATTCATCTTTATATTTTTGTACAGGTTGTTCGCCTCTTGCGTAAAGTCTTAGTCTATGAAAGTTTAACCAACTATTTTGGTATCTGTTTCCCATACCACCTCTATCTCCAGAAAACCATTCGCCTTCAATAGCTCTACCGACAGCATAACCGTATTCCATCGTTTGCTTTTCCTCATCTGGTACCACCTGACTAGGAAATGAACCTGCGTAATTGTATGTTATCATTTATTTTATTATTTTTGAAATATGTCCTTTATTACTGTATTTTTTAAAACCTAAAGGTTTTGGAGTTAATTCTCTTTTAAATATAGGTTTATACATGTTTTTATTACAACCCATAATAGCTAAACCAGAACTAATAGAAGCATCATGCTTTGTTCTATTGTTTATATCAAATTTAGCCCAATCCTCTAATGTTTTTTGAAAATAAGTATCACCATATCTTCCACCTAAATTACCAATGTAAGTTTCTATATATGATTCTATAGCGGCAGCATGTGCCTGTTTAATATCTTCGCTAGAATTAGGTATACCACCTATTTCTCTTTCAGTTACAGAAAGTTTTATTAACAACTTATCAGGTCTATTCATAGAAAAACCTCTATAACCTCTTCTTTTAAAATGATACAAAAGTCTAGGTTTGTTATTTTCTGCAAGTATTGGCATACCATAAAACACACAAGCCATTAAAACATCTTCAAAAAATATTTCAGCAGTTTGAGGTCTTGATATATATTCTAAAAAAAACATATTTGGTGGTACGTTTTCCATAGAAAATTTTGTAAGTCCGTGTAATGCTCCATTTGATCCTCTTGAATCTACTGTTCCAGATATATCATAAGGATCACATCCAAAACAACCAGTATGTTCATTACCTGGGTATCTTATACCGTTTTTCATTACAACATTGTTTTGTAGATTTATAGGAGGAACCCATGATATATTAAATCTACCATTGTTGTTTGGCATAAATATAACCTTAGTATCTTTTATACCGTTTTCCCATTGAAAAGAACCTTTAGTTACCATTTTATAACTTTCACAATCTTCATTAAAATCTATTTGTTCATAAATTTTAACTAGATTAAATAGTGATGACTTTGATTCATCTCTAAAAGCATGCTGTGTAGTTCTTGGAAATTGTCTATAAAATTCGTTTAAAGCGTTTTGATCTTGCTTTAATCCTTCAACTTCATTTTGCCAGTACTCAATAACTCCAATTTCAATTTTGTCTCCTTTGGGCCCAAGTGTGGGGTTGCTAGGTGTGTCGAACACAGGTAATCCATAAGAATCAATGTATCCTTCGTAGTTCCATTCCATAGGAATGAACAAAGAATAGAGTCCCGAACGAGTCTGTCCGTTGGCGTTTCGTTGCGTAACATTTGAGTCATCGTATAATTTTTTAAAGTTTTCACCACCTTTATCTAAAGAGTTTGATGTTGAACCCATCATACACTTACCAATAATTCTACTACCTAATCTTAATGTGGTTTTAGTAACCCTCCAGTTGTTGAGGATGTTGTTTGGCTTTTCCCATTTACCTGATTCATCATGAACGAGAAGTTTGAGTTTCTCTCCATCGTAGGAGTTATCACCTGTGTTTTTCCAGTCGATTGTGGTGTCCAAACCTTGTAGCTCCTCGGCTGATTCGTTGGTTTCGAGCTTACGTCTGGTAAATTTACTTGCTGGTACACGGTAGGCAAGTTCGGTCTTTGGACGGTCCATTCCATCCTGGATAGGTTTGAAAAAGAAGGGATAATTAACCGATATTGGAACCACTTTGTCTGTGAACATTTTCTTTGCATCAGGACCGGACTTTGATAATACACCATACCTACTGTCTGAGGATATGGTTGCCAAGTTAACCACCTCTCCTGAGGCCATAAACGAAAACCCAGAACGTCTGTTTTTAAGGTAACACATCCCGTAGCATCGGGTATCTGCTTTGCAAGCTTCCCAGAAAATAAAGAATAATCTATTTGCTTCCCGAAAGTCTGGTGCCCCGACGTCAATTTTAGACCACTGCAAGTACATGTAATGAGTACCAGTAATGTAAGTAGGATTTTTTTTATTATAAAACCAAAAACCTTCTTCTCTACGAGTAAACTCTTTATCAATGTAATCATACCATTTTTCTTTAAAATCTTCTGGATACTGTCTCCAATCAAAAACAGT